GGAATGCTCGGCAGGCTTGTGGGCGGACATCGTATATTGAGCAGGAGACTCCTCGGCCCACCTCGCCACGGAGGGCGATGCAGCGCCCGCAGGGGTCGGTTTTGAGCAAGGGGTAGTCGGCGCGGAGGTAGTCGGCAGGGATGCCGGTGGCGTCGGAGCGGTCGCGCCGTAGCACGGGCCAGCTCCATTTGTGGGAGCAGCAAGCTCCACACCGTTGGCAGTCGTATTCCATATGGGTTTGAAACCGAGGTCGGGGAAAACAATGTCTTCGTAGGGGGCGAGGTGGCTGATGTTGCTGATGCGGGCTTTGAGCTTGGGGCAGTCCACATGCGGGCCTGCATGGCGGTCCACGCAGTTGAAGCAGGTGGGGTAGAAGTCGGCGTTGAGGGATTTGTCGGGGTTGTTGACCCATCCGGCTTCGGTCTTGATGTAGCGGGTGGGGTCTGGGGTGACGCCGTGGTTTTCGAGGTAGGTGTAGATGTCTTTGTCGCTCCAGTCGCGCATGGGGTAGAGGCTCACTGGACCACCTGGGACATTACGGATGTCGAGAGCGAGAGGCACATGGCCTTTGATGAGGTCGGTGTCTTGGTATTTGGTGCCGATAAAAACGGCTTCCCATGGCCAGTTGAAGTTGCCGGTGGGGCGTTGCAGGAAATCGGTGACGCCGCAGAGGAATCTCTCGCCGGGCTTGGGTCGCTCGGTGCCGAGGCTCATGACTACGGCGGTCTCGCCCCACTGGTAGTATTTGAGCATGTCGAAGCGCATCTCGCCGGTCTCGGTATCTGGTCCGTCGGCGATGGCCATGCGTGTCGGCGGGTAGTCGTAAATGGTGAGGCCCCATTCTTTGATGAGGCGGTCGCTGTAAGCGTAGCGCTCACGCAGCTTGGGCTCGCGGTATTGCACAACAGGGAGATCGATGCCGCAGTAGTGCAGAAGCACATGGAGCATGGCGGTGCTGTCTTTGCCACCGCTCCAAAGCACGGCGGCGTTGGGCCAGCGGGTGTGCCAGGCGTGGATTCGATCTACGGTTGCCGCGATGAGGTGTTTCATGAATTAGATAATAACAGCGGCTCCAATCATGCCGACGGCCATGCCGCCTCCGGCAATGCCCATTCCCATCATGTTGTTTCTGGATGCGGCTGCGGTGGCTCCGGCTTGCATGTTTGCCGCCCTGCCGGACGCATCGCCTTGGAGTCGCGCCCCTTCAAGATAGGCCGCGTTATTCAAGCTGCTGTTGTAGATGCTGGCGTGAGCGTTGAGGTTCGTGTTGTATAGGTCTTGGCCGTAGCCAGTGGTGTTAGTGAAACTCTGGCCGATCATGTTGGCGGAGTTGCCTTGGGTGGCGATGGGGATGTTGCTGCCGAGGGCGCGTTGGTAGGGGTCGAGGGCGACATTACCCTGGGCGAGGCCGAGGTTGTTGGAATACTGGTTTTGTGCGACGCCTGCTTGCTGTCCGTAGAGGTTGCCGAGCATGTTTTGCTGGCTGGTGAATTGATTGAAATCCTGGTTGGCGACGCCTTGCAGGAAGTTTTGGTTGGCGTAGTTCGCGTTGTAGTTGATTGCTTGGTTAGACCCTTGCGCTGCGAGGTTTTGGCTGCTGTTAAATTGAGAGGCGCGGAGGTTGGCGTCTTGGTTTGAGAGGGTGGCTTGCTGGGCGTAGCCGGCATCGGCCATGGCGCGTTGCTGGGAGGCTTCGTAGGAGTTGGCGTTGGCCTGCTGCTGGAGTTGGGCGTTGGTGAGGCCGAGCTGGAGGCCGGTCTGCTGGTTGGCAAGTTGGGCTTGAAGGTCGCGGGCGCGGTTGCCTTCCATGCGGCCTTGGTAGGCTTGGTTGGCGGCTTGTTGGATTCCTGTCGCTTGGTTGGTTATGGCGCTGGCGAATCCCCGGCGTTCTGCCTCGCGCTGGGTGGCGAAGCGGTCGCGGTTCAGAAGCTCGGTAGCCATGGCAGACTGGCCAACGCCAAGGCCACGGGCGGCGGCTGCGGCGCGGGCGCTTTGAGTGGCGTCGCGGGATTGCTCGGCGGAGAGGCTGCGGCCGAGGGCGAGGTCGTTTGAAGCCTGTTGCTGGAGCTGACCCATGATGCCGCCGCCAGTGGCCTCACGCATAAGGGCACGCTCTGCCCCGCTGGCTTGAATGCCGCGAGCGCCAACATTTGCGACTGAATCGACTTGCGCAGCTTGCATGCGGCCGACATCGGCCACTCGGGCACCTTGCACTTGGTCTGCGGAAATGTTTTGCGCGGAAACTTGGTCGGGACGGTAGAGGTTCCCAAGGGCCATCTGGTTCAGCCGGTCTTGGACGGGGTTGTTGTAGGCTGCTACGCGCTCGGCGGTTTGGCCGATTTGGTTATAACTCTGCCCAAGCTGGGCGGCAGATGCCCCTGCGTCCGTTATGTTTTGTGCAGCGGCATCCGTGTAAGTGCTGTTCTCCAACCGCTCGGCAATGTCGCCTGTGCTTTCGAGGGCTTGGTCGCTGAGTCGGCCTGCGGTGTCCACGGTGATGTCCGCTTGGGATCGGGCATTGTCTGTGGCGAAGTTTGAGATGGATCTCATCTCATTTGCAAAGTTGCGTGGTTGGGGCGGGCCAGAAAAGCTCGCGCCCATACCCATGCCCATGCCGCCAGACATGGCGTTGGACATGGCGTTGGACATGGCGTTGTTGCCCGCACTCATGGCGTTGGACATTGCTGACCCGGTTGACCCTGATGACATGGCGTTGTTGTTGCCGCCGGACATTGCGTTGCTCATTGCTGCCGGGGCTGCGCTCATGGCGTTGCTCATCGCTGCGGGTGCGCTCATTGCGCCACCGCCACCGCCAGACATACCGCCTCCTCCACCGCCGCCGCTGCTCATGTTCATTGCCATAGTATTTAGTCTTTCTGGAAGGATGCGGCGTTTTCTTCGCCGTAGTTGAGGGTGATCTCCTCACCGGCTGCGATGGCGCGGGTGGAGTAGTGGCGCATGACCTCGTTTAATTTGTCGAGTTGGTGGTCTGCGTTGGGGGTGGTTGCGTGGTTGTAGAGCCCGGCGAGGCCGAGGCCGACGATGCTCCAGGCTTCGTCGAAGTAATAAGTGTATGGCTCGCACGCAGGGGTTTTCTTAACCTCGCGTTTCTCGATGTAGAAAAACGGCGACTCTTCAAGGAGTTCGTGCGCGGCAATAGGCTCGACCGCAAAGACTCCCCAGCGATGCACAGGGCTCCGCCGCACCGCGAGCTTCGGGCTGCGGTAGAGGTCTTGCTTGAGCATGGAGGGGGCGGAGGTCATCGGGCTTCGAAGGCGGCGACGCGGGCGGCGAGTTCTTGGACGGCGGCGAGCAAGAGGGGAACGAGCTTGGATTGGTCGATGCCTTGGTATTTTGGTTTCCCCTCGGCGTCCACTTCGTCTTTAGTGCCAACCACGCATTCTGGCACAACAGCTTGCGCTTCGTGGGCGAGGAATCCATCGACTTTTTTACCGGTCGGATCGTGCGTCCAATTAAAACGGTGAACTGGGATTTGCAAAATGCGCTTTATAGCGTTTGAAATAGGTTCTAAATTTGTTTTAAGACGGTAATCAGAGGATGTTGAATATGCGACACTTGTCGGGCTTGTTTTAGAAATAAAACCTGCTGTATTTCCCCCTCCAGAAAATTGCACATATACAGTTCCAGCCGCCCCATTGTTTGATAAAGATACATGACCTGGTTTTAATATGCCATAATTTGTTCCATTAAGTGACCATATTTCACCCCATCCATCTAAGGCCAACCCAGTCGGATCGCTAGGCCGACCTAAAGAAATACCTCCTAACGCACTTCTGCTTACAATAGTATCAACAATTGCAGACGAAGTTGCTGTTGTCCGCGCATTTGAGAGAGTCCCTGTTGTAATGTTGCTGGCGTCATTAGTTCCTCCTCCGCCACCGCTTGGAATACCATCCAGTTTTGATTTATCAGTAGATGACATAAACCCATCTGCCGAGGTAGTTGCCACAGCATGGGTGTGAGAGGAAGCCGCCGCGCCGAGATTGGTGCGAGCATCGCTAGCTGTCGTTGCGCCCGTGCCGCCTTGGGTGATCGGCACCGTGCCAGAAACGCCTGTGGCAATAGTGATGTTGGCTGAACCATCGAATGCCACTCCATTGATAGTGCGCGCCGTAGCTAGCTTGGTTGCTGTGGCTGCATTTCCAGATAAAGAAGCAGTAATGGTGCTTGCTGAGAAATTACCAGAAGCATCGCGGGCGACAATAGCATTGCCTGCGTTTGCGCTTGTGGCTGTCGTCGCGGCGTTTGCAACTTTTCCTGCGGAACTAATGGTGGAAAGTTTATCGTCAGTTATTGCAGCGGCATTGGAAATGTCTGAATTGACTATATTTGAAACAGATCCTAGATCGACTAGCTCGTGTAGCTTTTGCGGCGTTACTAGTTCGCCAGAAGTGAAATTTTTGCCTTTAGTGAGAGTGGCCATGGTTAATTAAGGGTGCGGGTTTCGGTCGGGTCGAAGGCGCTGCGGGTCGCCTCGGCGCTGATCTGGCGCAGGATTGGGCGCTCGGCGCTGGTCGTAAACTCAAGGTCGAGGTAGGTCGCCTTGCAGCGGAGAGGGGCTTTGAGTGTGTAGTCTTCTTGTTCTTCGGTGGTGTTTGCCAAGGTGGCGACGGTGAAGTTGGCGTCGTAGTCCGTGGTAAGGGCGTGGAGCTCGCAGGCTCCGGTGCCCGGCAAAAGCACTGAGGCTTTGGCACGCAACAGGCGTTTGCTGTTAAGGCTTCCGAATCCGTAGCGGCGAGTCAGGAGGTAGCCATCGACCGGCGTGTAAGCATTTTGATCGTTGGAGTAAGGCACATCGTCGCCGCGCTCCATTTCATCAAGGAGGAAGAGGGTGCCGGAACGGGAAGCCGTGAAGAGACGACGACGCTCGTCGTAGCCAGCGATCAAAAGCTCATCAATGTTGATGGAATAGCTGTCGCGACTCTCCCATTGCTGGTTAAGCGCGTTGTAAAGAAAGAGGGTGTTGTTGGCTACTGCATCACCTACTGGACACGCAAGGTGGTATCGGTTGTTCCACCACTTGCCCACGCTGAGGTAAGCGTAGTTGGAATTGATTTCCTCCAGTTGGTCGGCGATGGCATCCGAAAGCGGCTGCGTATTGGCGCGCAATTTTAAGTCGAGCTGGGTATCGAGCCGGTAAACGCCAGCGTCACTCAGGAAAAACACATATTGACCGGCGGTGACGATGCTGCGGCGGGCCACGCAACCGATCTCGTCCGTGAGGAGTGTGAGCCGGGAAACGGCATTGTCCACCGTGAAGTCTGTGCCGCCCGCATTCGCCGAGTCCGAGAGATTGGCGATCCAGATGCTGTTCCGCATGAACACAAGCGCCTGCCCCTCCACCCACGGATGAATCCCCACAAGGTAGTCGTTGCTTCCTGCGTTGGCGCGGAATGTTTGAAAAAACGGATCGAAGGTATCGGGATCGAGGACATCGCTGATGGCCACCGTGTCGCGGCCATCCGGAATCCAGAGCCGGTTGCCGATGTAGGCCGCCCAGGGAACGGATCGGAGGGCTTTGAACGAAGCTCCGGCGGCAGGCACTCCGGCCTCGGCGCGGACAAACTCGGCGGTCGAACCATCCCACCAGAGCGGCGGCTTCACGCGGCGTATGGCAATACCCGCCGATAAATCACTAGCCGTGCCACTTGGAACGGCAACCGTGAAGCTGTTGGCCGTTACCGAGAGAATGTCATATTCATGCCCGGCAAGAGCGGCGCTAGCCCCTTTCTCGATACGAATGCGATAGCCCGTAGAATAGCCGTGTGCTGGTAAATGGATCGTCGCCGTCGTCCCAGAGACGCTAATTCCAGAAGCACTCGTGTATTTCCATTCCCATCCGGCAAGCGAGGTGTCGGCTTCGCGCAGTAAATAAAATCTGTTGAAAGATTGGATACACGAAGCCTCATCCGAGATAGCTAGAGCCTCCCCAGAAGGGTATGAGATTTCTTGGATAGCTTCGTTTTGTTTCCACAAAAAGGCACTGCTAGGCCCGCACAGCACAATGTATTCGTTCTCTTCGTTGTAATTTGGCGAAGAAAATGTGCCGCTCGCCAAGATGCCGCCATCGTAGCTGGTGCGAACAATCGCATTGGCATCCAGCACAAAAGGCACCACCAGCGGCTGAGTGCCAGCAGCGATTTCATCGCCGAGCCGCTTCGCGCCTTTTCGCGTCTGCGCGACGCCTCGGTCGAGTCGCATGTTCTCGCACCGCTGCACCATGCCGGGCGGGAGTTGGAGCGGGTTGAGACGCGAGGCCATGCCGAGAAATCCGGCATCTCCTTCAACTATGGTGGCGTCGTCTGGCATTACTTTTATTATGGGGCTAGGCTGTCAAGGGGTTGACTTGGGGCGGTAATAAAACATTTCCCGCAGGCTCGACCCGTTGTTCACGCGGACTTTCTTGGCTTCAAATTCTCCCGATTCGGATGCCCGCCGACACAGCATCCGCGCCGCGCCGATGGTTGTTTTGAGCTGCGCGGCGATGTCATTCGGGGACCGCCAGCCTTCCGCATAAAGTTTCTTGGGGTCTTCGGGTTTCTTGTCAGAAAAGAAATTCTTCCAAGCGGTCTCGATGGCGTTTGTCTTGCGTTTCATAGCGGCAAAAGCCACGGCATGTCGGGTCGGCGCTCGACCAGGTTCACGGCGCACGCGCGGTCGTTGTAAAACCCGTAAGCAAATCCCTGGCTCCACCCAAAGGTCGCTCGGCGTGTGCTGGCATACTCCATGCCGAGACGGGCGAGCGTGCCCACGCAGTAGCCGCTGGCGTGGTCGTCGCGTCGGGCGCGCTCCCAGCCCACGCGGTGCAGATGGGCGAGCACGCAGTTGCCATAGGTCTCCGCGTGGTCGCGGACGGCTGAGACATTATACATAAAGCCGTGCAGAAATTTGGTGCCGCCAAAGGTGAAGTGAGCGCGAATGTGATACGGCAGAGATTTCGCCTTCAGTTGTTTTAAAGTGTGGTCAATTTTATCAAGCGTGAGCGTGGCTGCGTGGGCGAGCAGGGCATTTGGCGACGCGGCGAATTTTGCTAGGCGGGCCTCGTGATTTCCAAAGAGCACATGGGTGGGGCGGAGTTCGTGCAGGAATTCCATGCCACAGCTCAAATCCTCACTCACGCTCGCCGCGTGGTCCGAGTCATTGCTATCGCGCACGGCTCCGGCTCGAAAAGCGGCGAGGTCCAGAAAATCGCCCAGATGAATCACCGTGTCGGGCTTCCACCGGTCGTTGCGCATCGTTAGCACGGCCTTGCGGGCCTCGGGACAAATCTCCGCGCCGTGACTGCACCCGACCGCGAGAAATTTCTTCCAGCCCCTCATACTTCTTCCTCCTCTTCGTCGTCGGCCTCGATGGGCCACAGAATTTCCTCAGCGTCTCGGGCGAGAGCGCGGGCCGCGTGCGAATTTCCAAATTTGAAATCCATGTCAAAGGTGGTGCCCTGGTCTTCCCAGCTCACAACGCACACCCCGACCTCGAAATGCTCGGCGAGGATTTGGCGGACCTGTGTCATCACGGCCTCGCGGTCTGGCGGTGGGGAGGATTTCGATTTGCGGCTCATGCGGCGCGGTTGAGGGCGGCGAGAAGGGCGGCGTGAGCGGCAGGGCTGCAATCGTCTTTGCGGCCTGGCGCGATGTCGGCGTGGCGAATGATGTTGGAGAGTGGGATGTGGTATTCGTCGAGGATCGGCAAAAGGTATTCCACGGCGCTGAGGATGGCGTCTTCGCCCAGTGGGATTTGATAGGTGTCCCCTTCCCATGCTAGGCCGATGGCGAAGGAGTTGGCGTCTTTGCGGCCTTGCCACGAGCTGACTCCGGCGTGCCATGTGCGTTGGCTGGGCAGGGCGAGCACGGTTCGCTTGCCGTTTCTGGCGACGATGCAGTGGTAGGAGACTTTACTCACGGGGTCCATGCACCACGAGACGCTGCCAGCGTAAGCGCCGGAGCTGTGGTGGAGCACGATGTGGGTGGGCTTGATGACGCGGCCGGCCGAGACATTAGGCGTCTTGCGGTTGGTCTGCGGGTAGTAGCGGACGGGTGCAGATGCCGTCGGGGACGAGGGCGTTCCTGCGGGCTTCGACTTCGCCGGTTCTGGCGCTGGCGTGGCGGGTGGCTGAGCCATTGGGAACATTCGGCGGAGGAAGTCGAAGAGGTGCATCACTTGTCGCGGAGGGTGCGGCTGGGGATTTCGGGCAGCGTGTAGCTGAACCGCCCGTAGTCTGTCTCGAGCGAGACCCCGAGGGTTTCGCAGCCGGTGAGAAACGCGCTCGCGATGAAGACCCAGCCGAGGATCAATGCGATGGCGGCGATTTTCGCTGGGCTCATTATTTCTCGCGGCGCACGATTTCGTAAAGGCCGACGAGGGAGATAAGAATCGTGCTGGCATGGCCGTAGAGTTCGGGATCGACGGCCAGACCAAATGCCCCGAGGAGCGCGAGCAGCCCAGCGTAGGTGGAGCGTTCTTTTAAGCGTGAGAGGATGGTGTTCATAGCGTGTGTGGTGGTTGGTGTTTATTTGCGGAAATCGCGCAGGAGCTTGGCGGCGGTGAGGATGGCCACGAGCAGGCCGACCGTGACGCTGGCAAGGCGCATCCAGGCTTCGAGGTGAGGCAGGAGCGAATACATGGCGGCGCCGAGGCTGGTGCCGGTGCCGACGAGGCCGGTCGCGAGGGTTTTGAGCGGGTGGGTGTCCATTATATTTCTTGAGGTTGTGGGATGAGGGCGATGGCTTCGGCCATGGGGATCACGGCGACTTGAGCAAAAAGCTCGGCAGGGAGGTGCGCGAAGCCTTGGGCGTAGAGGCCACCGGTGCCGGTTTCGGTGAGGAGGTCGGCGCAGAGCATGAGTCGGCCATCGGTCAGCGGGACGGGTGCGGCGACATGGCGTGGGTTGCCGTATTGCGCTTGGATCGCTCCGAGCGTGGCGGACTGCTCGGGGGTCAGGATGATGGCGAGATCGCGAGCGGTCTCGTAGCTGAGGGGCTGATTGATGAGGGCGGCGAGGGTCATGGGATGGCTGCTGCAAGTGCGGTCATTAGGTTGGACACGCGGGTGTCGAGGAGGGCGAGGTCGAGCGATTCGCCAAACGCGTAAAACGACATTCTGGCGTTTGAATGCAACGCAGTTCCGACGCTGAAAACCGTCTGCGTGCCGTTGAAAGGGGTTTGGCTTGTAGTATTTTGAGAAGTTGTCGAGGCCGCAGCTCTGAAATTATAGCTTGCGGATGAGCTTCTATTTGTTCCAAGAAAACCTGTTGCAGCACCGCGAGATAGGATATACTGAAAAGCAGAGTTTGCATTGTAGGAATACAAATCTGCTGGGCGCGATCCAGATCGGCCAAAAGAAAATGAACCGGTTGGCCCATCGCCAGAACCTATGTATGCTTTAGCTGTGCCAGAATTGGCGGTCGTCACATAGACGCTCATTTGTCTGCTGTTTTGAGGGTCTACATTGTTGTTCCTGTTTGTTGAAATTCTTTTATTTGAACCGTTTCCAATCAAGCCTGTTTTTCGGTTGTAGTCTCCAGAGACGAAATTCACATTAGTCGGAGCCGCGCCAACCAGCGGCGTCAGCGCCCCCGCCAGCGTCCTTGCGCCTGCGAGGATGCAGCTTGCCTTGATCGCACTCCAGATGCCGTCCGCTTTGCAGCCGAGGACGAAATTCTCGACAGCGGTGATGACGCCGGATTCCAGTTCTTGGCCGTCGGCGGCTTCGACTAAATTTAGGTAACTATTAACATCTGCATCGATTGAAATTATACGACTTGATGTGACGAAACGATATGGGTTAATGAGTAGCATTAGTTGCGAGTTCCGATAATCCAGACTTTGAGGCCAGAACCGGCCGCGCCGCTGCCGACTTGATCTATGTCGATAGTGATCTCGGCGTCGTTAGTGAGCGTGGATGTCGCTATCACAGCGGGGGTGGCGGCGGTGTTGCTGGTTTTTTCATCTGCATCGATGGTAAGCAGGGTCGAAAGAACCGAGGTGCCGTTTTGGTTAATATCCACGGTGATCGTGGAGCCGCTGGGGGCGCTGGTCACACTGGCGCGCACGGCGGTGAGTGTGATCGCGCAAGGCATACGAAAGGTGACTTTCGTGCCAGTGGTGAGCGCCGTGGATTCATCCGAGCAAGCGAGGCCGATCTCGATGGGCAACGCGCCCCAAGTATTATTCCCGCGCAAATAGGTGCTGGCGCTCGCGGTGCCGCTGCCGAGCCGGGCGGCTGCCACGGTGCCGCTGGTAATGGCGGAACCGGCATGGGCGTGGTCGCCGGTAGCCACGGTGCCTGCGGCGGTGCCGGTATTTAGAGTGGCGCTATTGCCAAGGCCGAGCGTCGTGCGCTGGGCGGTGGCAGAAGCATCGTCAAGCAAAGCGCGGCCTGCGGCGGTGCAGATGATTTCTTCGACCTCGCCTGCGCCTGCGGTGGAGCGCCCAAGCAACCGGTCGGTGGCAGAAACATTTTGAATTTTCGCGTAGGTGACCGCTGAATTATCAATCGTCCACGATGATCCGCTGGCCGATACAGTGATGTCGCCTTTGTCGCCATCGGCGACTCCGGCGGTGGATTCCAAAGTGGTGCCAGTAATGGCAAGGCCAGTGCCGACGGTGAGGCCGGTGGCGCGACCGGCGGAGTCGTCCCAGAAGAAAATTTTGTCACTGCCGAGGTCGTCGGCGGACAGGGTGCCGGAGGAAAAGGAGAGGAGGTCTGCGGCTGTGGCGTCAATGGTGACACTGCCTCCGCCGCCGATTTCTTGCACAACTCCCGAAACTGGATGGCGTGCGAAAAGTTTTGCGTCGGCGTGATTGATGGCGATCTCTCCGAGGGCGAGGTCGCTGGTCGTCGGTTGCTTCGCAACGACGGTCGATTTTTTGGGGATCAGGACATTTGCCATTATAGAATGAGCGTTGCGAGGGCGGAGGGGGATGGAACCCCTCCGCTCTCATGGTTAGTTGTTAGCGACTAGTAAGTTCCGCCGTCCAGAGTCACAT